GCGGAAGCTGGGCTGTACTTAGCGCAGGATTCATGTGGAGGCGTGGTATGTTTACACGTGCTCAGCCATCCCCTGCGGCTTGGCAACGGTTGTTGTCGCAGATGGGAGGCTTGGTCAAGGGGTGTTCCCTCGACCTTGTAACTTGGTTGGTTGCTTGCTTACGGTGTGACCCCGACGAAGGGCGGGAGTTTGTAAGCGGGCTCGTTTGGAAGAACTGTCGGTTAGACGATCTTCCGCCTTGGCTGCGGGGTATTGAACGAGAGCAGTTAGTCAAGTCGATTGGACCACGATCGAAGACGTGCGGATATGCTATCCGCCCGCCCTATCCTGGTGCCCAGTCGATGGAGGATGGTGTGTTAAAATATTTTAAACCACATCCTACTCGACTTAATCCTGTTTCTCTGCGTACCGCACGCAATGCGTTGTTCGGTCTGTTAGGTAAAGCCTCCTTAAGGTCCTATGACACCGTGACAGCGGCGATGGACTTTAAGAAGCGTGCTAACTGTGGTTGGCCTTGGTTCGTTACAGCAGTGGAATCCCCGCTGGAGTATCTTAACGAAGCTGAGAAAATACTTCGGGACGGATGCGATCGCCGTCACTGCAGTGCATATCCCGGTTCGCTGGGAACCCGCACTGATATTCGGGGTCCGGGTTTATTTAGTAAGACGCGAGTTATTTATGGCATATCGCGCGTGACAAACATCCTCAACAGTATGGTCTTTGGGCCGGCTTATACGGCTCTGTATGAGAAAGACAACTTCGTCGCCTGGGTTTCCCGGGCTGCTGTTGATAGGGCTGTCTCACGAGTGATGAAGTCGAGGAGGGTTATGTATTCAATCGACTTCAGTGGCTTTGATGCCTCGGTTCCCAACGAGTTCATCGACGTGGTGTTTGATGCCTTCGCGTACTGGTTTGAACCATCCAACACAGTCTTGATAGAGTTTTTACGGAACTCTTTCAAGTACACAGGGTTATTTGTCCCCGGTAAGGTAGAGTATTACCACGGTGAAAACCGTTGTGGGGGCATTCCCTCGGGTTCGAAACTCACGAACCTGGTCGGCGGTTTAGTAAACTTCTTGATTATGTATTACGTTGCCGCACAGGCACGTTGCCATGTCGTTGACCTTTTGATACAAGGTGACGACGGCCTTGCTACCTTTAATGGTGGCATGACTAAAGAGAAGCTACTGTATTACGTTGACCATGATTGTGGCATGCGTATTTCACCGGAGAAGACTTCTGTTGACCGGGACTATTGTTCATTCCTCCAAATGAACTACCACCGGTCGTATAGGTTTGGTAATCTGTATCCGGGAGTTCGGTCAATTGTTCGGTCGATAGGCCGGATGATGAGCCGTGAAAACTCGCCGCCTCCGGTTCCCGAAGACCGGGAGTCTCAACACCCTGGTCTTGATTGGGCTCATCTGATGGATGCGTTTCGGGTATTACAGCAGGTGGATTACTGTTCTGGTCATCCATCGTTCGGTCTGTTCGCGGACTGGGCTGCTGCATATACCCCAAGTATTGATGAAGCTATGACGCGCATTTTAAATAATGACGTGGAGCTTCTGACCAAGGTTGGGTCTGTCCTCCGCGGTGATCCTTCCAAGTCAAAACTAACTGATATGTACAAGGCTCCGGCTGTGGTTTACCTGAAGACCAGCAGGTCTTAGAGTTAACCGTTGTTTTTTTCCATAGGAGGTGAGAACTGGTGTTGCACCTATATATTAAGCCACCTCCAGGCCGTTACCGGCTCGTGTGGTTTGTGCTCGTGTTACTTGTGCTTACATTACATTTTCTCCTCTGTGGAAGGTGAGTGCACTATGGACCCGCTCGATATTATCGATGTGGCAGGGTCAATTCCTGTAGTTCCTGTTCCTGAGGGGTCTCAGCCACACTTTGATTCACTCTATTCTCCTGTAGAGTGGTTCAGAGGTGCGTTTACGGATTCCATTGCTCATGGGTTTTCAATACCCTTTTAGAATCCGATATCGCAAACGA